TCACGGCTTCACGTCGCCCTCGTTGACCCACCCGTACACCCCGCTGCCCTTCACAAGGTAGGGATGACGGGAGGAGCCGAGCTGATAGATCTGCTTGACCACCGCCTTACTGGGCTTGGCCTTCTTGCCGATGAGCTTGTTTGCGTTGGTGTACTGCTTACTTCCCGTAAACTGCACCGTGTCGCCCACCGCGATCACCTTGGCGGGATGGAGAAGCAGATCCACGTCTTTGCGGAAGTCCGCCATCGTGAGACGGAATTTCTTCAGCCAGTGATCGATGTCGGCGTGATTGCTTCCGTAGCCCTTCTTGTAGGCCTCCTTGTGGGAGACGATGACGTCGGCCTCCCAGCCCCATCGACGGCAGATGTCGGCACACAGCGAAACGGCGGCGTTGTAGCAGTCCTTGAAGTAGGCCCCATTGGTCAGCCCGTCCTCGCAAACCTCAAACTGAATGTGAGAGGTGGGATTGTAGTTGTAGGATCCCTTCTTTCCCTTGCCGACCGCCCACGCACAGAACGCCTCGGGGAGGGTGTGCGCGATCGCTACCGTCCCGTCGGCCAGCTTGCCGATCATATAGTGAGCCGATTTCTTCACGTTGCGGTTCCACGAATTGCCGTTACCGTTCTTGCCGATCAGGGCGATCAGCTCGTTATAGTTGGGATCGTTCTTCGAGGGCTGCACGTAGCGCTTCAGGGAGGGATTGTTCACCCCCGTAGAGTGAACCACGATCCCGATGGGCGAGGAGGGCTCTGCCGCCTTGTAACAGCGGCTGTCGGTGTGAAAACATTCCATGATCTTCATATGCCGTCCTCCCCATCGTAGCCGTTGTTGATTTCTTCCCCGTCGGCGTTGACTGCCTTCACCTCGGGAATACCCGCTACCGAGGTCAGAAGCGAGCAGACGCCCGCCAAGGCCGCCGTGCCGAGGACGGCAAGCCAGCCGACCTCCTCCACCGAAACCCCTACGGGGATCATGGAGACCGCCGTCTGTGCCACCGTCTTGAGGGCGCGGATCCCGGCCGCACGGAGCCAATCCTTTATACGGTATTTCATCTTAACCTCCTGTGCTTTGTTTTTCCAAATGCTTGAGCCTACCCTCATGCTCGATGAGAATATGCTCATGATCAGTATATTTCCGAAACAATTCTTTGTGCGTGTCGTGACTGTTGGTTTTCATGTCGTTCAAAACCTTGGTCAGTGTTTTGATGGTGCTCTCCAAAATCCCCAAGGTTTTGGAGAGCTTACTGACCCAAGCCGCAATGCTTCCCACAAATCCCGTAAGGGCGATGATTCCCAAAACGATCTCCCAGGTCATGGTATCCTCCCGTTACGCGAAGGTCAGCGCGGCGAGGACGGCATCCCGATAGTGGGAGGGCACCTGTTCGACTGTGATCCTACTGAGACGCACCTGAATGACCAAAAAATCAATCATTGCCGGCACCTCCCAGAATCATTTCCAGCATAGCCGACTCAAGGGCGGCCAGTCGCTCCTCAGCGGTAGGCTCTCGTTTTGGCTCGGCTTCCACCGTCCACACACCGACGATCCTGCCGTCCTGTTCTTCAAAGTGAGAGATAGCGGCAAAGCCCTCATCGGTTTCGGGTTTCTCCGTCATGACAACGGGAAGCCATCCGAGAGACAGCAGGGTCTCCCCGCTCGGATTGATGATGCGTTTATTCCCTACGATCACGCTCTTGGGGGCATAGATGATGCCCCCGTTATTCAGTTTTGCATACATACGATGCTCACCCCCAGTTTAATAAGATGTCAATGCTTTCGATCAGCACCGATGTGGTTCCCTTGTTGTACCAGTTGTTGCTGATGTTGATTTTTATGTGAGATTCTTCGGTTGAGCTTGTGCGAGAAAGGACAACGTTTTCTTTGGCGTATTCGTTGAAATACGCCGACAGTTTTCCGTCTTGCATGACAAATCTCTGTGTAATTACGTTATTACTTGGAAATTGAATTGTCGCAGAATTTTGGTAATCATTGATTCTAATAGTATTATTCATAGATACCGCCAAACAACGCTCGTAGGTATTGCTGTTGTCAAACACGTAAATGGAAAGCAGATCCGACCAGCCCGAATCCTTCACGACCTTGAACTTCACATTGATGTCAAATCCGTAGCGAATTCGAAAGCGTGGGCAGGTGGCAGGAAGCGGCAAATTCAAAGAACTGACCACACAGGCGCTTGCGGAGCTTGCCGATAGGAAAAAGCCATCTGCCTGCATTTCAGCCGGCCCGTTGGCGTCCAGGATCAAGCCGCAGTCAAGGGGGCTTCCCATGGTGTAATCCCAGTGATACACAAACGTCCCCGTCTTTCCCATAAGATCACGCCTGCGTAGCATTGGTTACTACCTCCCACCATTGACTGACCAGATGTCCGTCCAGAATGGAGACTTCATAGACACAATTGGGATCTACCACCAGCTCCCCTTGTACGTTGGAGGGCAGGATCAAGGTGGTAGGCGTTGCCCCCGAGGTAAAGCGGAAGCGATATTCCTGCACCACCGTCGGATCGTCCTCACCGCCAAGCGTAACGGTCAGCGTCTCCATTTCGGGGAAAACGTAGAACTTGCCCGGCAAAAGAGTTTCGGAAGCGTGCAGGGCCGTCATCTCGATCCGTTCGACAAATCCAAGGGTTTGGGTATAATCAGCCAGCTCCTCCATGTCGGCGGTCAGATAGTCCATCTCCTCCTGCAGCTGTGAGACTGCCTCATCCACGTAGGCCTTGATGACGCGGTTTTCCACGGTGTTTTGGCTGGTATCGCTGATGGCACCGTCGGGAACAGTGACGATACCGTCCTGCCCGCGGGGGATCTCGAAATCAAAATAATAGGTATCGCCGTCGCGGCGTATGGTAACCTTCACGTCGCTTCCCGGCTCACCGGTGGTCACGTTACCGACACCGATGGTGTGTAGCTTTTCCCTTAACACGACCGCATCGGCAAAGGCAAAGCGAAAAGGCTTGTTACATTCCATATTGTCCTCCTTTCCCCGGGATCATAGCAGATCCTCGGGGTATTTTTTTCGTACCGGAAAGGAACGAATCTCCGAGATCAGCACCGTTCCATCCTGCGCGACCAAGCGCATTTGGATCTCTCCGTTGATCGAGGGAGAAAAGGCCATCGACTGCTCCTCGGTCATGACAAAAGAAACCTCGTTCCCGTCGAGGGTAAGATCGGTCTGATCAACCGTCAAAATCACCGTTCCATTCTGAACGAAAAGGATCTCGATGTTCGAAAAAACAGACGTATTTGCCGGTAATATAAACGAAAAGGTCGGTGTTGATCCCCGTCTCATGCCATACCCTCCTTCAGCTGAGTGATCCGTGCGGCGCGGTAGTCGCAAAAGACCGTCATGATGCCGTCAAGAATATCAAGAAGCGGCAGGATCTCGGGTATATCCGCGCCGAAGATCGTCTCCACCGTGCCATCCCCCAGCAGGGAATCCACGGCGTAGCTCAAAAAGGCTGCCGTCCCTACAGGATCGTTCCGTTCCTCGGCCGACGCCATGGCGGAACGCCGTTCCGCCTCCCCCGCCAGCTGCGCTACCCGCTCGGCAAAGGCCGCATCGGCGCGGAAGGTATAGACATGGCCCTCGATGGCGATTGCCAGCAGGGCGGGATCAAGCTTCAGTTCCTTCATCTTCCGTTTCCTCCTCATTGGTTTGATTATCGATATAGACCTTGCGGTTGTCGGCATGGATCTCAAGATGCCAGAGCCGACGGCTGCCACTCTCGCGCCGTATGACGGTTCTTACCGTCAGGGCCCCGTCGGGCGGCAGGGCCGATGCCTCGTCGTAGCAGACCAAGTGGTCACCCGCCCGCACCGTAAAGCGATCCTTCCTTCCGTCCCATGCCTTGGGCAGATACCTAAGAGACCGTCGCCCCCACAGGGGCAGGTAGATCACCGCCCGACGCTCGTCCTGTGTGTCGGTGACGACGGTCTTTACGTTGCGGATGACGCGCCGTTCCTTCGGCATCCCCTCCTCAACGGGTAGATACAGGGTGACGGTGTCGTGAAACAGTGCCTGACTCATCACACATCCTCCCCGTAAACACAGCGGGACATCAGCCCCTCGCGGCGCAGAATGGCAACGGTAAGCCCCGACACGGGAATACCGCCGATGGAATAGCATCGCTTTTCATTGGCCACGTAGGGGGTGCCGATGCTGTAATCCCCCAGCTTTTCGTCAATGCCCGAGGTCACGGTGGCCAAGCCGGCCAAGGCATCCATGCCCCCTTGGGCAAAGAGAAGCTCCACCTGATAGGCGGTCGCCAAGTGAATAGCCGGGGTCACCTCGATAAGCGGACGACTGACTAACAGGTCGATGATAGCCGAGGCGGCATTTGTCAGATAGTCAAACTCCTCCTCCGGCACCGCACGACCGTGAAACCCCGCTACGTATTCCTCATAGGATGGATACGCCATGGCTTACCTCCGTTTCAAGCCGGTGGACAGGGAGGGGAATTCCTCGGTCACCGGTCGGCTCATGACCGAAAAGCAGGGAAGGGATACACTGTCCTTCCGAAAAGCATCGGGATCGGATTCCTTTAGGCGCATCAGCGCCTCCCGCAGATCGGCGCCCTGTAAGGCCTCCTCGGTCAGACGGCGGTAAAGGGCCTCCTTGGCCATACCCGAGGAGGGGCAGGACTCGGCCACCATGGACAGGATCACGCGGTTGCGGAACTCCTCTGCTCCTGCCGTAGCCTCGGCAAGGGATCGCTTCAAAGCATCTCGCTCAGCGGTAACGGCAGCTGCGGTATCACGGAGGGAGGCCAAGGCCTCCTCGGCCTCGGTATAGCGGCGGCGAGCCTCCTCGGTGTTTTTGCCGTGCTCGGTCATAATGGCGTCGATGGCGGCCTTACCAAGCCCCAATTTTTCTAAAAATTCACGCTTCATGGCGTTCTCCTTTCATGGATGAGCCGTACCAACGGCTCTTGAATTCCTCGGCAGACAGGATCCCGCAGGATACGTCCTCCCGCTCTGCCGCACGATCGGCCTCGGGATCGGTCAGTACGCCGTCACCGAAGTGCAGGGACAGCCCGGCAGGACGCTCCCAAAGGCCGTAGAGCCGCGCCATCTGATCGGTGGCCTCGGCAAGTCCCCGCAGGGCATCGTCCAAGGCCGTCTGCACCGAGCAGACGGTGGAATAGGTTCGCTGCCGCATGGCGCGTACCTCGGTGGCGGTGCGGGCGATCTCGGAGGGATCCGAGAAGGTGCCGCGAGCAATGCCGCAGGCGTCCTCGATGAACATGATGATGCGGTTCAGCCCGTTGATCAGCGACTTGTCCCGCAGAGCGGGGGCAAAGGTCTTCATCAGCTCCTCGTCGGAGTTGCAGGCATCCAGCGCGTTGGTGCGATAGAGACGCTCCTTGCCCACAGGCAGACAGGGCTTGCCCTGCTTGTCAAGACGGAAGGCCTCCTCGCTGGCATCGATGGCCAGCTCACCGCCCTCAAACTCCCACAAAAGCCGTCCGAATTGCAGATCGGCCTGACGGATCAGCTCCTCGGCACGTCGGAAGACGGGAACCCCCAGCGGCGAGTCGGGGGATGACAGATTGCCTTGGGGCATTCCGAAATAGGAGAACAGCGGCCGTTTCAGCCCTGCGATTTCCGTGACGGGCGACAAGCCCGCCCATTCCTTTACGCACCCGAGAGCGCAGGCGCGGCCGTGGTCAAAGCCCTGATCGGATACGTAAGCACTGTTGGTGATCCGATAGCCCTCCTCGGTGCGGCGATGCTCCTCCACACGGGTGTAATAGCGGCCATCCCGCTTGATCCGCGACAGAAAGGCGCAGGACACGATCTGTCCCGATCCGTCGGTCTCCAAGGGCAGAAAATCAAAGGGAAGCACCGCCTCGGTACCCAGCTGCTTGCCGTCGTAATAGGGCTTCAGCATGATACCTCCCTCCGGTGGCACAGGCATACTCCACGTGGGTGCGTAAACGGTTCAAAAGACCCTCAAAGGCGTTCCGTAAGCTCCGACCCGCCGTGTCCTCACCGAAGGAGGCCGAGAACTCCACCACCGTCAGTCTGGCAATCTCGGCGGCAATGCCGGAGGCCAGAGCCAGTCCCTTTTCGGAGGCTGTCAGCCAGGGAGCCTGCCCGCGATAGAGGTCAAAGCTCCGTTTGACGGCGGCGCGTTCCTCCGCCGTGATGATCTCGCAGGGGAGGATGTCATCTCCCGTGCGGTTTTTCCCACCCCGACGCAAGAGATGGGACAGATTGTCGGTCAATTTCATTGCTACCTCCATTGGTTGTGTGATCATACCTGCTGGGAAGAACTCCCTGCAGGTACGGGGTGCGGGAGAGAACCATTCAGAGGGACTCTCCCTGTGCTGATCAGCCTGCTGCTTCCGCGGTCAGTACGAAGGCGACGCCGTCGGCGCGACGGTCGAGGAGGAACACATCCTCAAAGCTCTCCTCGTAGTAGACGTACTTGCCGCCGGTAGCCGCCGAGGGCTCGTCAAGGCAGGCAAATTCGTAGGATACGGGGGTGATGACCGACTGGGGATGGACGAGAAGCATCTCGATCATGTCGGCCGAGGCCTTGTTCTGCCAGCCGTTTGAGAAATCAAAATCGGTCATCATCAGGGAGGAGGGAACCTCTACCACCGAAACGCCGTCCAGCATCGTTACGGTACGGTTGATCTCCCCGCCGGAGGACTTCACGTCGAAGCAACGGTTCATGGCAGAAGAGGACTTCAGCAGCTTCATTACCGAGGGGGGGACGTAGAGAATACGGCCGTTCACGGGAACGCGGGCCTCGGTCATGTCGGCCATCAGGGTGTCAAAGACCTCCAGTACGTTCTCAGCCGTCAAGCTGATGCGGAGAGCCGTCTTGTTCTGGGTCGTCCAGTCGGCGTAGAGCTTAGAGACGGTGTAGGCGTCCATCTCGGGGAACTTGTGCTCCTGATTGAAGACCGAGGTGATGTTGGCGATGGTTGCCGCATAGTCGGTCTGGTCGATGTCCTGAGGATGAATGAGGGTGCTCCACTTGCGCTGACGGGTCAGCTCCTTGGCCTCCCAAGCGTTTTCGTAGTTGCGAGAGGGCTCGTCCACCGTGTCACGGGAGGCATCTACGCGGCCGCCGGTGGTGATGACGGGGATCTCGATGGTCTTGCCGCCGCGGAAGCGATAGCGGCCGTTGTTCTCGGTGGCGTAGAGGGCGCCGAAGCACAGCTCGTAAGGGAAGGCCTGTGCCAGCGCGTCGGAATAGACCTTTGCGTAATTCAGTTCGTTCATGTTGTTTCTCCTTTTTGTTGAAATAAAATATATCACCACGTCCTCCGCCGCGTTTTACGCCCTTTTACGCCTCGGCAGGCGAGGGCAGAGTCCGAAATGAAAAAAGTAACCGTCGGTTTCCCGCATCCAAGCCGAAAACCAACCCCATCTCCCGTCGAAAACGAAGTTTTCGACCGTCCAAAGTTCTTGGAACCCCACTTAAAAACTTCTTTCAAGAAGTTTTTAAGTGGGGTTCCAAGGGGCAACGCCCCTTGGTGACCGTCCGCCCCTACAACAGCCGCGCCGCATCTCCCTCCACGGCGTATTCCATGGCGTCGAGGGAGTCGATATCGGTGGTGCCGTTATCGAGACGCTCGTCCACGATGCCGTCAGAGCGCCACAGGGCAGTGCGAAGGGCCTCACGGAGAGGGGTGCAATCCCGGGTGAGAAAGAAGCGACCCTGCGCCATCAAGCGGGAGACAAGCCGAATCCGATCGTTGACCGGCGACTTGCGGGCGGGACGGATGGAGGCGGTCAGCCCCCGTGCCCGCGCCGCCTTTTTCAGCGTGCGGATCAGGACGGGCTCGGCGTTGTCACACCGCACGACCTGCACCAGGCCGTACCGGGCCTCCACCGCTTCCAAAAAATCGCAAAAGCAATCGCCCAGGCGATCGGAGTCGAGAAGCTCGGCGTGCCGCTCGGCCATGAGGCCCCCCACCGCCTCGAAGCTCCCCACCGTCCCGCAGGCCACAAAGGCCGTAGCACTCCGATTCCCGCCGAAGTCCACCCCCACCTCGATCTTGGTAAGGCGGGTGAGCCGCGGATCATCGGGGGCGGCGGTAAAGTCCTCGGGCGCATCGGCAAACCGACGGTAGACGATGCCCTCGGCGGCACACCATTTTCCCAAAATGTAGCGGTCGTAATAGACAGTGCCCGCATATTCCTTTTTTAAGGAGGTAACGAAGGAGGGGGCCAGAAAGGGATTGTCGTCGATCTCGTAGGTCTGCAGATAGATGTCGGCATCGCTGTCAAGGAAGCGCTTGAACCAATGCTCGGGGCCGTCGGGATTGCAGGTGCCGTCAAAGCGGGAGGCGGGACGGTCAAGACGGCTTTTCAGCATAGCAAATACCGTCTCGCTCCAGGTGGTGATCTCGTCACCGTAGGCGTAGACAATGCCGCTTCCCTGCAGCTTGGCGGCCTGATCGGCCCGCCCCGCCCCAATCAGCCAGCATTTCCGTCCGAAGAGCATTACCGTGTCGGTGGCGGTGGGACGCCCCACAAAGTAGGAGCCCCAGATTTCCCGCATGGGATCTAAAATGTTCCGACACAGAGTGGCAACGGTGTTGCCCAGCAAAACGATCAGTCCATCCGAGGGGCAGGCGCGGATCCGCTTGGGAATCATGTAGTAGTCACAGAAGGTCTTGCCCGATCGGGTGGCCCCCGCTTTGATGTTCCACCGATGATCTGCCTCTTTGAAATAGGCAAGCTGCTTGTCGCTGAACAT